ACCGAGTTCGTCTTCACGAACTTCGAGATGATCTGCGCTTCCACGCCGCCGATCATCTTCTTTACCCCTTCCACGAACGCGTCGATCGATAGACCAATGGCATCCAGCACCTTGGCCTGGTGCGCTGCCAAGAGTTTGGCCCGCAGCGTCTCGTCCACGATCTTCAGCGTCGCCTTCACGCTCTTGGCCGCTGCGTCCCAACGGGGGTTGACGATCACCCCCACCCAGTCTTTGACGACCGAGCGCATCCCCTGGCTGGCTTCGAACTGGGCGTCGGTCAGATGGTTGTCGTACACCTTGACCATGTTCCAGAGCGGGGCGCTGGCCTCCAGGGCCGCCAGGGTGTAGTACCGCCCGTTCTTCGATTTCAGGCAGGCTTTGCCGTCCACCGTCACCAGGTCGGAGGCGCTCTCCGGCCCCACCACCGTCACTTCCCATTCAACCCCCTTCAGCTCCGCCGTCTCGGCGTCTAGCATCCGGATGATCGAGAGCGACTCGGTGACCGGGATGTAGCTGGTCTCCCGCTTGACCTTGGTCCACTTGATCTGCTCTTCGAAGGTGACTTTGCCGGCTTTGTCCTTGCTGAATGGCACCTGGAAGAGATCGTTTCCGATCTCGGCCACAAGTGAGTCATCGAATACGTCATTTACCCAGCAATTCTCGTAACCGCCCATCGGTAGGGGCTTGCGGTACAGCTGGTAGAACTGGTCCTTGATCCATTGCATCTGGTCGGACATCGACGCTTTGCCGGCGCTCTTGGCTTCCTGCGTTTTCTTCTCGCTGGCGTACATCGCCCGCATCATGGCTTCGGCCTCCGCCTTATCGGTATGGCACGAGCCCTTCACCTTCAGCTTCGTTCCCGCTTTCACCAGGCACCACTGGCCGCCGTCTTGCATGAGTTCGTATGGCATCTCGCATCACCTCCGGATTAAACAACACGCGCCCCGAGAATTTCTCTCGGAGCGTGTGTCTGAGCGTTTCACGTTCCCGGCGCCGGCTTGTAGGGGTCGACCTATGTGTCGACCCGACCCGCCCGCGCCAATCAAAGTTAAAGATAGCACAAACGTTTCGTTATGTCAATCAGTTCCTCCCGAAATACATCCCCACCGCCCGCCTGGCCTTCAGTTTCCCCAAATGCCTGCGGTACGCCGCCCGCGCCGCGTGGGCAATCATCGGCATGGTCGATTTCTCCCCGAAGCGCTTCATCGTTTCCATCATCATCCACTCGATCAGGCCGGCCCGGTCGGTCTGGTCGATCCGCTGCCTGAGCTGGTCCAGCCCGGTTACGTGAACGGTAATCTTGGTCATTCCTTCACCTCGAACGTCCTGAGACCCCACATCGAATGCGCCGTCTTCGCCACCAGCACCTGGTAGCTGCCCGCCCCCAGCATCCGCAAGCGCAAGAGCAGCTGCATCTCGGCCTTGGTCACCCTGAATTCGTAGCTCTCCGCCGGAGGGGGTAGGGGCAGGGTCTCCCCGCCCTCCTGCCAGGCAGAAGACCTCCCGTTGCCGCCGCTCGAGCCATCCAGGAGCACCACTATTTTACCTTCCGCCGCGCCGCCCTGGCCACCTTCTCCCGCGCCCGCCTCTGCCGCTCGATGTCGATCTTGTCTGCCAGCGGGCCGATCAGGTCCGACAGCGGCCCCCAGTCTGCCCGATAGGGGATTACCCGGCACCGGCAGTTGATCCGCTCCTTTGCCGGCAGCCCCGGGTCCAAGGGGAAGTGGGCCGGGAAGCCGCCCGGATGGAAGAGCCCGTCCGCCCCCCGCGCCGCGCCGTGCTCTGTCAGGTGGGTGTCCCGCGTCCGGTCGTCGCCCGTGGCGATCCAGATGTCCTGCAAGTCCGGGAACTGCTTCTTCGCCTGGTTTATGCGGTAATCGGTGCCGGCGTTCAAGATCGTCATGATCTCCGTGCGCATGATGCGCTCCGCCTTGGCGCTGATCCCGGTGGTGCCCAGCTCCCGGAAGCCGCGCAGGTCCCGGATCCCCAGGATGTTCGAGATCCGCGCCATCACCTGGAACGGGTTCAGCTTCATCAGCAGCCCGTTCACCACCTCCGCCCGGATCGCCGCCCGCATCTCCTCGGTGATGCCCTTGATCAGGTGCGCCGTCAGGAACTCGAAGATCAGCCGCTCTTCCAGCCCGGTCAGGCCCTTGATGTAGCTCAGCTCGAAGGTCAGCATGAGCTTATCGATATCGTCGATCGACCGCAGCCAGGCTGCTACCTGCGCCGCGCTGGCCTCCCGAACCATCTGCTCCACCTGCCGGTCGATCAGGTAATCCAGCGCCGCCAGCAGTCTGCCCATCTCCGTCTGGCTGTACAGCCCCGAGTCGAGCAAGAGCGCTCGCAGTTCCCGATGCAAGCGCGCAAAGCCGGCCAGCAGCCAGCTCACCGAGGCCGCTTGCTTGTTGGCCACCAGCAGCGCTTTGAGCTGGCGCGCAAACGCCTGCTTGCGCCGGCGTAATTCGACTCTACTAAGCGGCGCTGCTGGAAGCGTCATTACTGCCTCTGCCATTTGTGCCGGGTTCCTGATCGCCAATCAGCTGATCCAATAGATCGATCAAGCTCTGCTTCCCGCCCGTCCCCGGCTTGCCGTCCGCGCCTGGCTCCGGCGCCGGGTTAGCCGCCTCTTCGTCCGCCATCTCCTCCAGCGTCGCCGCCACGTCGATCTCCACCCCCAGCAGCGTCGCCGCCTGGGCTGTCAGCTTCAGCGCCACCTCTTTGGTAATGATCTTTCCGGCCACCAGCGGCAGCACACTCTGCGCTATCGCCTGCAGCACTTTCGAAGCCGCACCCGAATCGTCTACGTTGATGTCCGGCAGGTCCACGCTGAAGGCCTCCCGCGTCGGCGCGGTCTTCCCGGTCGGCTCGCCGTCTTCATCCAGCACCGGCACCCGCTCGGGCAGTTTCCCTAGCCCCACCAGCACGTCGATCTGGTACTGGCACAGCTTGGTGATCATGCTTTTTATGGCTCCCTGCCTCCGCTCCAGCATCTTGTAAGTCGGCTGGCCCATCTCGGTGGCGGTCGCCCGGTTGGTATATCCGCCCTCGCTGATCCAGTGCTCCGGGATCCGCCGCCCGCCGGTGATGAACACCCTGAGCTGCCGGATGATGGTCTCGATATCGCTGGTCTTCAGGTCCGGGTTCTTTGCCTCCAGCGCCGCGTTCTGGTTGTGCGCATACACCGAGCCCGACTTCATCTTGGCTACCTTCTGCGCCTGGGTGTTCAGGTTCAGCTCCGGGTCGGCGTGGGCCGCCGCTCCGTTCTGGATGGTCAGGTCCCACGAGAACATATTGAGCAGGCTGACGTGCTCCGCCCCATCGAAGAAGAGCTGGTCGTAGCGGTCCAGCCAGTCGATCATCCCCAGCAGGTCCGGCCTCCCGCGCAGGCCCGTGCTGATCCGGTTGACCTGGAACAGGAAGCACTCCCCGTCCGCCTTCAGGTCCTTCTTCGGATCCCCTTCCGCCTCCTGGATGTGTTGGGCCGCGCCCTCGCACACCACCCATTCCTGTCCGGAGACCGTCCGCAGCGTCTCGTCCATCCGCTCGGTCTTGCCCTCTTTCACGTATTCGCGCAGCTTGCCCAAGTCGCGCCTCCCCTCCATGGCCTGGCCAGCCGCCTTGGCCTTGATCAGCAGGTACACCGGGCCGTCGTCGCCGCCGTTCTTGCCCTTCAGCTTCACCGCCAGCACGTCGCGCTTGTTCTGCTCGTCGGTGATCAGGGAATAGATTCGCCCCGGGTCCACCGGCGCCAGGCGCACCAGCCCATCCGCTGTCATGCCGGCCTCGGCTCCGTCCCTGGGGAAGATCAGGATCAATTGCTCGCCGAACAGGCCCAGCTCCCGCGCCATCGCCTCCAGCCCGGCGCCCGTGCTGCCGTCCTCGGTCAGCAAGTCGTTGACCGGGTCGGAGCAGAAGCGGTCCAGGGCTTCCTGCACCTGCTCGTTGCCGGAGGTGATCCCCACCGCGCTCCCGATCACGTAGTCCACCACGATCTCGGTCAGGGCGTAGGCCAGCGGGTTCGAGTTCCACAGCCGGTACGTCGCTTCGATGGCCTTTTCTTGCGACCACTGGGAGAGGTCGCGCGGGGTGTCTTTCACCGACTTGTACCCGGTCGAGACGGCCAGGCCCTTGGCGTCATACAGGCTGGGCTCGTCGTTGGGGGAATTGATCTCCATCCCTTCCCGGATCCCGCTGGTGAAGGCGCTCGCGCGCACGCTCTCCAGTGAAGCGTCCAGATCCTGCCGGGTCAGCCCGCCCAGCCGGCGGATGATACGTTCGGATAATGTAAATTTAGCCATTTGACCAACCCTCCAGTTTTATATACTCATGAAAATTACATCCTTCATGCGGACATACCACTGAAGGATTGACGGTTCCATCCGGCGAGATCTCGTGATCGGATAGAGAACCGATGTGACCGTTCGTACAACAAAACAATGCCGTCCTGCCGACGGGTATTTTTCCGCCCTTCCAGGTGCCCGGTTTTAGATTGGTGTCATAAGGAATGATTTTCATCTCCACGCTGATTTCCTCCGCGGCTCTTCCTTCTCCGCCGGCGCCGCCTGGCGCTGCACCACCACCGCCTCGGATGGCGCTGCATTCTCGCCGGCCGCCGTGCAATAGTTTTCGGCGTGGGCGTAATGGTCCGGACCGCTCTGGATGTACCGCG